TGCCTTGAACGGCCATATTGCCGGATGCCTGCGCGACGCCGGTACGAACAGCCCGCAGCACAGCGGTTTCGATGGTGTCAACGTGTCCGGTAGGATAAATGACCTGCGTTTGCGTGTCAACAATGCTGCTGACGGCCTCCTGTACGGCCTGCGTGTACGATGTCGCGCCGGACGCTACCTTGAAATGCGCGGTGTCCAGAGCTTTCAGCAACTGCTGTTGGCTCGAGTGCGCGGTCGTGCGGGTGAAGTTGTGGACGGTGCCCGCCGTGCGCTGGTAGGTGTCCTCAAGCAGCCGAATCATGCTCTCAGACTGTGCAAGCTCAATGCCTGCAAGCCCATGTTCAACATAGAAATTGCTGTCGTAGGCAAGGGCTTTGATACCGGCGTCTTCAAAGATGCGCTTGATCTCTGCGTCTGTCGCCTTCGTCCAGCGCTTGATTTCCTGCTGTACGGCGTCCAGATGGCCGCCTGCGGCTTGATAAACCTCAAGCTGCCATTCATCCGAGGCGGTGAGAAAAACGCCCTCGCCGCGCCCTAACCGCGCCATAACACGCCGGATAAGGTCGCTGGTAATCCACACGTTCAACTCGTCGATTTGCGGGTACAAGGTTTCGATGATGTCCAGAATCTGCTGAGGGGTCAGCATTTATGCCGCCTCCTATTCTGCGCCGAAAAGCTGGGCTTTCTCAATCTGCGCCGCGTCAGCCTCTGCGGTCATAGCCTTTGCTTCTTCCTCGCTCATGCCCTCGAACTTTACGAAGTACATCCACTTCGGGACCCAGCCCTGCATGACGTAGGCGCGCCACGAGGCTTTGTCCTCCTCATAGTTGTAGGTCACGTCGCCGAAATTGAAATTGACCTCATATTCGCCCAGCGGCGCGAGGTTGTAGAGCGTGACCAGCGCGTCAGCACCTGCCAGCGCCTGTGTGATGGCGTCCTTGAGCGCGTCGCGGTCGGTCTTGATCGTCTGGATGGTGTCGCGGTCGTCGGCCTCGACCTGTGTTGCGGTAATCATGCCGGTCTGGCCGTCCAGTACAAACACACCTTCGGAAAAGCCGCATTTGACACCGGCCATAGACAGGTCGAAGTTGATGTCCTTGATCCGCGCGTCGGTCAACAGCGTCGGCGCGTGCTCATGGATTGCGGAAACCTCGCCGTCAGACAGGCCCATACCGAGGCCCTTCACAAAACGCGGCAGCTCGACATTGCGGTTCTGCGCGTTCTGAATGAGCTGCTGCCCGACGAAGGTAATGTGCTTGCTGTCCTCGATCTCCGTATTCTTGCGGCTGACGGCAATGTCGATGGCCTTCAGCTCTGCAAGAGCATTGGCAAACACGGAAAGTCCCAGCGGGGACGACGGGTCAACAGTGTTTGCACCGGGAACGCGATAGTAGCCGAACAGCGGCGTTTCAAGGTTGGTAATGGTAACTTCGGGGGCCAGATGCGCCCATGCGTCAACCTTGTCAAGCGCCACCTCCTCACCAAGGGTAACTTCGCCCTTCGTGCTGAGCCGGTTTTCAAACGCCTTGTTCGTGATCTTGTAGAGCTTGCCGCCCTCTGCGGTGCTGCCCTCGAAACGGTGGTATTCGAGCCGTGTGAAATGGCGGCTGCCCTGCGCGGTATGCGCCGCGAAGATCGCACCGACGATTTCGCCGTTGTCGTCCTTTGCGGTAATGCCGAAGTTGCCCGGCAGGATGAAGTCCCATGTCTCGCCGTTCCACTTGAGCATGACGCCGCCCAGCCGCTCAGCTTCCGACACACGGTCGGGCAAGCGCTTGAGCAGGTCGTCGGCCAGTCCCTGCAAATAGTCGGCACGGGGCGAGCCGGAAATAGCAATACCAATGTCCAGCGTCACCAGCTTTGCGCGCGTGTCGCTGATGTGTTTTGCCATGTTGATAGTCCCGATTTCATCCTCGGCGTTCAGCCAAGGCGGCTTGCCGGTAGAAATGCGGTCCCAGTTTGTAAGGGCGCTGGACATTTCCGGCGAGGAAATGAGTTCAACGCCAAATGCTTTCGCAATATCGGTCCCGCTATGAATAAAAAGCATTTTGATCCTCCTTAGCAGGCGCGTAAAAAAATTCATTTCGTCACCGCCTTAAACTATCCATTTCAGTTCATTCCGCAGGGCAGTCCGGCAGAAATATCTGAGCTGGTCCATGCTATGGTCGTTTTCCTTGATAACCGCGTCTTCGGCCTTTTCCTCGTCCCACGAGTAAGTTTCAAACTCCTCGAAGGTGCTTTTGCAGCTCTTGTGGAAATACAGGCACCCGGCGTTCAGGAACTTTGTAACGTCCTGAATGCCGTTCAAAACGTCGTTGTCAGCCTTTACGACCATGAATTTACCGTATTTTTGTATTGTCTCGATCATGGACGACGCGGACGGGTCAATGATGATGTACTGGATCGGATAGTCCCCGATCAGATCACACAGCATCTTGTAATACGCCTCGTTGTCCACGCGGTTGTTGCTGCCGCCTTTGTAATACAGCTCCCTAATCATGACGGCCTTTTGTTCCGAGGGGCTATAGTCGTACAGGCCAGCGGCAAACGGATTGACGGTGCCGTAGTCCACGGACACATAGTAGCGGTGCCGTGGATTGAGCGCCGGGACCTTTGGAACGATATGCGCCGAGCGGTCGAACATGGGGTAGACAAGGCCCTCGGCCTTTACCCACAAACCGAGGATATAGCGCCGGTAGAAAACGCCGGTGTACATCCCCTCATATCTGGCCTTGATTTCAGGCGCAAGGCTTAGATTGTCGTCCATTGTGAAGTGCAGATACAGGATGTTCCGCTCTCGCGCTTTCTTGATCCATTCCACATAGAACCAGTGACCGGGGTTTTCGGGGTTGCAGTTGAACCAGAACTTAGAACCGGCCACGCTGCAACGGGCCATAGCCTGTTCCACGAAGGAACGGGGCATAAGGGCCACCTCGTCAAACAGCACGCCCGCAAGCGTGATGCCCTGCACCAGTGTGTAGCTTGATTCGTCCTTGCCGCCGAACATATAGTAGCTGTTGGTCACGCCGCCAGACGTGATAATCAGCTTGTTTTCACTGCGACGTTCAGTGATTGAGAAAATGCCCTCAAGCCACTGCGGCATGAGAGTTATAACGTTGCGGCGCAAGCTCTCAATGGTCTTGCCGCAGATAGCGAAGTTCTGACCGTTGAAGCGGCTCATGCTCCATAGGATAAAGCCGTCCGTCATGGAAACGGTCTTGCCGGAACGAATAGAGCCGTCACAGATGATGCCGTCACAATCCATGAACTGCGGCTTATTCCACCACGTCAGCGTCAGAAGCTGCCGCTTGCTGAAGTTCTGGTAAATCATCCGTGTTCACGTCCTCCTTTGTGGCATTCTGGATAGCTTCAAGCAGATTGTTGTCCTTTGCGCTGCCGCCCAAGCCGGTTTCGCCGGTGATGTCCATATAGAGCTGGATCGCATAGGTGTTGCCCGCCTGCGCCGACCGCATAAGGGCGTCGGCCACAAGCATTTTTTGGGTCAGCACCTCAGACTGGATGCCCAGCTTTTTCAGGCGGTTCTGCTTGCGCTTATCGGTAATCGGGAGGCCGGAATACAGCTCAAGAAGGTCAGCCATCATTTGCCGCTCACGGCGTTTCTCCTGACTGGCTTTACCACCAGCAGAGCGGATAGCGTGAGCCTCTTCTTCGCTGCGTTCGGTCAGAGGAATGAGGTTCTTGTCTTGTGGTCTGCTCACGCTTCACACCTCCTATCAGTGGTTTTTCCTCCTTCGTCACTTCGCTTTCTGATAGCTGTACTTGTAACCGAATTTTTGCTGATTGGCTTTCAGCCACTTAGAAACGGCGTCGTTGTAGTCTTTGCCGCTGAGCTGAGCGCTGTTGACCGCCTTTACAAAGCCAGAAGCGTTGAAATGCGTGCCCTTCGTGAAGGTGTACACGCCCGCATACCGCACGGTATCGTCGCCGCGTCCGGTTTTGGTGCTGACGGCCACAATGCCGCGCCGGGTGCCGAGGGCGGTGTTGATAACGTCCTCCTTGCTGAAGGTCGGCCAGCCGTCGCGCGGGTGGTTATGAATGG